CGCCTTCGGGCGTCAACCTCTTCAGCGAGCTGTTCTTTCGCGCTAAGACCTTGCCTGATTGGTCCTCGGCGCTCTACACGGTTTACGACACCGACGCCCTTGATACCGATGAGATCGCACGCTTGCGCCGCGACATGAGCGAGACATCATTCAGCCGCGAGTATCTGTGCGATTTCAGCGCGGCTGGCGAGGATCAGCTGATTAGCTTGTCTGACGTCCAGGCCGCGACGCAACGGCATTACGCGATCACAGAGTATCAATGGGCGCCGCGCATTCTTGGCGTTGACCCTGCGCGCTTTGGCGATGATCGATCGGTCATCTTCCCGCGTCAAGGCATGGTGGCCTTTCCGCCTATCGTCCTGCGTGGCGTGGACAACATGGACCTGGCCTCGCGTGTTGCAGCCAAGATCGCCGAGTGGCAGCCCGATGCGGTGTTCGTGGACGCAGGCAATGGCAGCGGCGTGATCGATCGGCTGCGTCAGCTTAAGTATGAGATTACCGAAGTCTGGTTTGGCGGACGGCCTATTGACGAAGCGTACAAGGACAAGCGCACCGAGATGTGGTGCGGGCTGGCCGAGTGGATCAAGTTGGGCGGCGCGATCCCTGATGACGTGGCGCTTAAACAGGATCTTGCCGCACCGACTTACGCCTTCACGCAGACGGGCAAGCGCGTGCTGGAAAGCAAGGATGACCTCAAGGCGCGCGGGCTTCCCTCACCCGACCTTGGCGACGCCTTGGCCCTGACCTTCGCCGCGCCAGTGGCGGCTAGAACACGCTTTGAGCGCCAGCGCGATGAGTTGGCCCGGCCCCGCTCGCGTGGTGAGTACAACCCCTTGGATATGGTCTGATGGCGATCCCGCGCGAGATTGTGGCCAGCGAGTGGATCGACCGCGCCTGGCCGCTGCTTGAAGAGCATTATGCCGAGCTGGCGACTGTGCCGGACATCATGTTGCTTAAGCCTGACGTCGAGCGTTATCAAACGCTTGAGGCGGCGGGGAACTTGTTTGCTATCGGTATGTTTGACATCCATGGCGATGGCGCCGAAACCCTGGTTGGCTACAGCGTTAACATTGTGTGCACTAACCTGCACTATGGCGACTTGCTAATGTGCCAGAATGACTTGCTCTTTGTGCGCAAGTCACACCGGCGCGGCATGACCGGCATGCGGCTGATCACGGCGACCGAGCGCGCCGCCAAAGAGCGAGGTGTCAAGATGATGCTGTGGCACGCCAAGCCGGGGACAACCCTCGATCGGATGCTGCCGAGGCTGGGTTACGGCATCCAAGACATCATCTATTCGCAGGTGCTGTGATGGCTTTGACCGCTGCTATTGCTTCAGTCGCCGCATCTGGCGCAAGCGTTTACCAAGGCCAGAAGGCCCAGAAGGCTCAACGCCGCGCCGCCAACCAAGCCACCATGCAAGCCGAGATGCAACAGCGTCAAGCCGAGCGTGAGTTCAACCGCGCGAACCAGAAGCGCCCCAACATTGCAGCGCTCGCCGCACGCAACCGCGCCATGAGCGGCGGTGGAGTTGGCGGCACATTCCTGACCGGCACAATGGGGGCCCCCACATCAAGCGGCATGTTGGGCCGCACGAGCCTGCTAGGATCATGATCCCCAAAACCGACATGCTGCGCCGCTGGACGGCGCTCCAGACCGAGCGGTCCAGCTGGATCGCCCATTGGCGCGAGCTGTCGGATTATCTGCTTCCTCGCTCGACGCGGTTCTACAAGAGCGACCGGAACAAGGGAACGAAGAAGCACAACGCGATCTTCGACAGCACGGCTTCACGCTCCCTGCGTATCCTGTCAGCCGGCATGATGAGCGGCATGACCTCGCCTGCTAGGCCATGGTTCAGGCTGGCTTTGCCCGATGAAGACCTGATGGACTATGCCCCGGTCAAGTCATGGTTGGCCGAGACGCAGGGGCGCATGCTGAACGTGTTCGCTCGATCGAACACTTACCTCATGCTCCATGCCTGTTACGAAGAGCTTGGCGCATTCGGCACGTCGGCGTCCGTCATCATGGATGACTATGACGCCCTCATCCATCATTACCAAAGCCCCGTTGGCGAGTTCGCCTTGGCCACGGATTATCGCGGCAACGTCAACACGATCTACCGCGAGTTTGAGAAGACGGTCGCCGAGTTGGTTGCCGAGTTTGGGTATGACCAGTGCTCGCGCACGACCCAAGCGCTCTATAACTCAGGCAATCTCGATGCATGGGTGCCGATCATCCACGGTATCGAGCCCCGCAGCGATCGCGATGCACGCAAGGCCGATGGCAAGAACAAGCCTTGGCGCAGCGTCTACTTCGAGCCTGGGCGCGAGGATGCAGGCGACAAGGTATTACGCGAGAGCGGCTATGATCGCTTCCCCGGCCTTGCCCCGCGCTGGCACAAAATGCCCGGCGATGTGTATGGCAACAGCCCCGGAATGGAGGCCCTCGGCGACATCAAGCAACTTCAGCACGAGCAGCTGCGCAAGGCCAACGCCATCGACTATCAGACCAAGCCGCCCTTGCAGGTGCCCGCCAACATGAAGGGCCGCGACCTAGACTATCTTCCCGGCGGCGTGACCTATGTCGATGCGCCCGGCGCGCAGAACGCGGTATCGACCCTGTTCAACGTGCAGCTGGACTTGCAACACCTGCTCTTCGACATCCAAGACGTGCGCGAGCGCATCCGTGGCGCTTTTTATGCCGATCTCTTTCTTATGCTGGCGTCGACCGTTCCAGGCCGCATGACGGCGACTGAGGTGGCCGAGCGGCACGAGGAAAAGCTCCTGATGCTCGGCCCCGTGCTTGAGCGCCTGCACAATGAGCTACTCAAGCCTTTGATCGACGAAACCTTCACCCGCATGGTGCAGGCGAACCTTGTGCCGCCACCGCCTGAAGCGTTGCAGGGCGTGGAGTTGGACGTGGAGTTTGTTAGCATGCTGGCCCAAGCGCAGCGGGCGATCGGCGTTAATGGCGTTGACCGTTTTGTGGGCGCTCTTGGCGCGGTGGCCCAGATGCGCCCTGAGGTGATCGACAAAATCGACGTCGACAAATGGGCCGACAGCTACAGCGACATGCTTGGCGTCGATCCTGACATTATCGTCGCATCCGAGAACGTGGCTATCATCCGCCAGCAACGCGCCCAGGCCCAAGCCCAAGCCCAACAGATGCAAGCCGCGCAGATGCAGGCTGATGCAGCGGCCAAGCTTGGCACGGTCAAGACCGACGAAAAGAACGCCGCGACTGATCTCATCAACCTATTCAGCGGCTATGGAGGAACCTAACATGCCTGGAATGAAACCCTACGGCGCCAAGCCCGCTGGCAAAGGCGGCAAGATGACCCCACCGCGCACGCCTCGTCGCCCCGCGCCATCTCGCAAAGGAAAGTAAGCCATGGGTGCGCCCGTCGTTTCACAAGCGCTCGAGACGCTTACAGCCACGATCGAAAACGGCGGCAGTTTGTCCGGCGCTGTGGATCTTGGCGGGCGCAAGCTCGTGGCGATCGACATGCCTTCAAGTTGGACTGCTGCTTCGCTGACCTTCCAAGCCAGCGTGGATGGCGTCACCTATGATGACTTGTACGATGGCGCGACTGAACGCACACTCGTGGTCGCCGCTTCGCGCTATCTGGCGCAAGCCATTGGCGATTGGGTTGGCGTGCGGTTCCTGCGCATTCGCTCTGGCACAGCCGGTACGCCGGTTAACCAAGGCGGCGCGCGAACGATCACTTTGGTGGTGCAGCCGTGAGCATCTTGGCGCTTTGGCTTAAGCGGGGCTTTATCGGGGAACGGGCAAGCCCTGGCGGGTCCGTGGCCGAAGAGGTTGTAGCGCGTACTGGTGTGGTAATTGTAGCCCGAGATGGCTCGACAATAGTGGGGCGTGACCTATGAGCACTATGCCAATCTATGCCCTTGTCGATACGTGGAATAGTGCAGGCACGGTTTTTACCGGCATAGGCTTGAACGTCACCGACACCGCCTCCGCAGCGGGCAGCCTGCTGATGGATTTGCGGGTGGGTGGGACGAGTAGGTTTAGCGTTTCAAAAACGGGAGTCATAACAACAAACGCCAACGTCAATATTGGTATCAACGCAATAACGGCAAACGGTTTTCGGACGACCGGCACTTTTGGAAATCTAGCGCTGCTGACAGACACGTCGCCTTTTGTTTCGTGGGGCGCGTCGCAAGATGTGCAGTTAACCCGAGACGCCGCCGACACCCTCGCGCAGCGGCGGGGCACGAACGCGCAGACGCATCGCTGGTATCGTTCGTTCACCGACGCGTCCAATTACAGCCGCGTTTATCTGGGTTGGAGTTCATCGACGGCCATCCTCGCCACCGAAGGCGCGGGAACTGGATCGCGCGGAAACATTGCTTTTGGCACTGCCGCTTTGGCGACGACCGCAACAGTTGGCTATGTGATGATTCCATCCAGCGCGGGCGCTCCTACGGGCGTTCCTGCTGACATTCCGACAGGACAGGTCGCTTTGCACTACGACACCAGCAGCAACAAAATCTACGTCTACAACGGCGGGTGGGTGTCCACCGCAGCCTTAACATAAGGACCATTGCCCATGACCACCTACACCCTCACCATCACCGACGACGTTTACCCTCAGCCCACTGAGCCGCTTGACACCAACGAGGCTTATCTAACGTTCGTGCTTTCGCGTGCGGCGGAAAGCTACCAGAACCAATACGGGACAGCGTCTAAGGAAGCCGGAATTACGGCGGCTAGGGAAGCCTTCAACGCCGCCCTGCCAGCCCCACAAGAGGAAGCCGCCTGATGACCCTCGACCTCACCCCCGCTCAATTCCAGGTGCTCGCTGGCCTGCTTGACGCCGCCATTAAAACCCTCGGCATCCGCGCCATGGAGGATGATGTCGTGGACCTGATGCAGGTCTTTAAAGCGGCGGCGCAGGCGCAACCCCAGCAGATGGACGAAGCGGCATGAGCAACGCCCGCGAGAACGTCAACCTCCTGGCCAGTGCTGACTTTGACATTGCAGCCCTTCGCTTAGCGAACTGGGGCGCGGGCGCTGTGCCGCCGCAGGTCATGCTCAAGCAGAGCTGGGTAGCGGGAGACGGCGGCGGGCTGTTCCGCTACGATGCATCCGACACCACGACCGCAGACGATGGCGGCATCGTCATCGTTGATGCGGCGGGGAATAGGTGGAAACGCCAAATAACTGAACCTGTCTACGATATACGGTGGTGGCCAATCGTTACGACAAACATAAGTGTCGACAACAGTGCAGTAATTAACACTGCCATAGCCGCAGTAGGCGCACGCGGTGGCGGTATCATTCAGTTTCCAGAAGCAAAGATTGGCATCGGTGCGACTATCAATTTGGGCAACGGATCGCTGACGCAAATCAGCACCATTAATGGCGTGATATTGCGCGGAATTGGATCTGAACATGCAAACGGCTATCGGTTCAGCGGCGATCGAGTAGCAACCACGCTTGTCTGGATCGGCGCAACGGATGGCCGCATGATTGACATTGTCGGGCCGTGTGAAGGAAACTCACTACAAAATCTTGTGCTTGATGGAAATGGAACTGCCGGATACGGTCTGCGCATCTTGTCTGGGTCGATGGGCTATTTTTCAAGTCTGTCTTTTTACCGCATCAAAACACGTCATCTAGAACTGAACGTGCAGCAGATACCTGATGCAGTGCTAACCGCTGCAAATGTCGGTTTCGCAATCAGATCGCCAGCCGACAATATGTTTTTTGGTCTAGATTTTGATGGACGGACAGGCACGTCCGGCCTTGGCACAGTCCTCATGTATTTCGACGGATGGGACGCAAAGTTCAACGATCCTGTTCGTAATACGTTTTTAAACACCAAGGGCATTGTTGATCTTGAAAACAACGCAGGTCTTGGACGTGCTGGCGTAGGGATCTGGATGCGGTTTGTTGATAGCCATAGTTTCATTGACACTTGGTTTCAAAGCTCGGGAACAGCAGCCACGCCAACCACTGCTTCGTGGTTGTATCTTGAGGGCGTGGCTCCGGGTGATGGCGCAAATTATCCGGTCAACAATAGCTTTTCTGGCAAGCTTCAGCGCGGGCAAAATCTGAAAGTCACACGCAACGCATCGTCAGCTTCTCCGGGCGGCAACATATTTGTGCCTATTGGCGAAGTAGATCAAGAACCTCTGCCGACTTGGCCCGAAACCAAAAGCGTCAACGGATACCAACCAGAAGCTGTGGATAGCGACGCAGAAATAAATTATGTCGCGGAATATGGCCTTCAACGGATTAGAGACGAACGCCGAAACCAACTACTTAATTCAGGTTTTTGGCGCGCTACACGCGGTGCAACTATTTCCTCTCCTGCAGCCAACACTTATACGCTAGACAATTGGGTTATCGACTATAACGGGACGCCTGTTGGTTTAGCGGTATCTCAGCAAAGTTTTGCAATTGGCCAAATAGATGTTCCGTGGGAACCACAGTACCATTCTCGAATAAGCGTAACGTCTGGTTCGGGGATGACTTCATTTTCGTTTTTTCAACGGATCGAAAATGTTCGGCGGTTTTCTGGCCGCAACTGCTGTCTTTCCGTTTGGGCTAAGGTAGCCTCAGGCACAATTACGCTGACCTCTGCTGCGGAGCAAAACTTCGGAACTGGCGGTTCACCATCTAGCTCAGTCCTAACTAGCTGCAACACGCTAGACGCAAACCAAACGATCACAACGACGTGGCAGCGCGTCCGTTTCAGGTTTTTACTTCCGTCTATTTCTGGGAAGACGCTTGGATCTAACAACAACAGCTACACAACTGTTGTTTTTTCTCTGCCGTTAAACACGAATTTCACGCTTGATTTAGCGGAACCTCAGTTTGAATACGGTGTCGCGGATACGCCTTGGGATAGAAGCTGCGCTGATTTGGCGGCTGAAGAAATTCTTTGTTCAAGATATTTGCGATCAGTTAATAAGACATTGAACAATATCTATAATGTTTTTGGAGTTGTTTCAACAGCTAATTTACTTGATAGCGTGCTGCTGTTTTCAGGTATGCGCGCATCTCCGTCTTTGATTGCGTCTGGGGCAGCCGCAGATTATCAAATTCGAGACTATTCCGGCGCAAACGGAGGCAACTGCACCAGCCTTCCGTCATTAGTTCAGGTAGGGGCTACTTCTGCAATCTTGCGTTTTACCATGACTGCTCACAGTTTGTCCTTGGGGACAATTGGACGACAAGAAAGTAATGCGTCGGGACTTTTGTTGCTGTCGGCAGAGCTGTAGTTTTTATTTGTGTTAGGCTTTTCAAAATCGGAGCGCTACAATGCCCCTTAAACGCGGCTCATCGAAAGCGACAGTAAGCGCCAACATCCGCACCGAGATGGCGGCGGGCAAACCGCAAAAGCAGGCGGTGGCGATTGCTTTGTCAAAGGCGGGCAAGAAAAAGAAATGACCGACTTCGACCCCTTCGACATCCAAAGCGCCCAAGCCCGCGACAATGATCGCCGGCACGCGGCGGCTATGGAGCGGCGAGCGGAGGCTGAAGACTGGTCATGGCTCCTCGCCAGCAAGCGAGGCAAGCGCATTGTGAAGGAGCTTCTCGACGTGGCTGGCGTGGCGAGATCGAGCTTCACCGGCTCAAGCGAGACCTTCTACCGCGAGGGCCAGCGCGCCATTGGGCTGCATATCTTGCGCCAGGCATGGACCCATGCGCGCGAAGAAGTGCCAAACCTACTGAGGGCTGACGATGAGTAACGAAACGACACCAGAGACGTTGATGACCGCCGCAGAGATCACCGCAGGCGCGCCATCTACGACGGCCGGCGCCACAGATG